CCACCGAAGTCACTCCCGGCACGCTTTGAAGCCAACAGGGCGGGGCTCCGGCCCCGTCCACCTTCCTAAGACGGAGAGATCCATGCCGCGTCCGAAGAAGCCCGACATCGAAGTACAGCCGAGCCCGACAGCCTTTCGCCCCCGGCAGAGGATCGGGGCGGGCCCGGCCGCTGCGCCGCGCAAGATCGACACGACGCTCCCGCCGATCGGCGCCCGCAAGCCGCAGGCCAAGATCCGCACAACCCTCATTCCCCTGCCGGTGTAACCCATGGCCGCTCTGACGCCGACCGACATCGCCAACATGGCGCTCGGCCTCATCACCGAAGCGCCGATCGACACGCTTGAAGAAGACAGCCGCGCGGCCCGGATGCTGAACCTGCATTACGAGACGACGCGCGAGGCCGAGCTTCGCAAGAGCCCGTGGGTGTTCGCCATCCAGACCGCGACCATCGAGCCCGTGCAGACGAACGACCCGGCGTGGCGCTATTCCTATGAGCTTCCTGCCGATGCCCTGCGCGCTCTACCTGTCATGGACGGCAGCATGGAAGCGCACTGGCGCCAGCAGGCGCAGTCCGTCCAGACCTGCTTCGGCGGCTCTCGCTCCATCCGCTACATCGCGAACCTTGTCGACCCCAACGACTGGCCTTCGACGTTCACGGATGTTCTCGCCGCAGCTCTCGCCGTGAAGGTTGCACATGCGATCACTGGCAAGACGAGCTTCGTTCAGATCGCTCAGGATGCCTATAGGAACGCATTGGCCACGGCCCGCGTCCTCAACGCCGTGGAGCGCGGTGGTCGCCGTTGTTCTCCATCCTGGGAAACGGAGCGAGCCGGCCATGGTTCTGGCTCCATGTACTCGGCTCGTGCGCGGCACGGAGGCGGCTGGTGACGCTGTATCCTGCGCAAAGCACGTTCGTTCGCGGCGAGATCAGTCCGCGCCTGCATTCGCGCGCCTCGCTCGACCTGTATCAGGCCTCTCTCGCCAAGTGCCGGAACTTCGTCACGCTCCCGCATGGCGGCATCCGCAAGCGTGGTGGCTCTTACTTCGTGGCGCCGGTCAAATTCGAAACGCTCACAACGCGCCTCATTGAGTTCAAGTTCTCGGAAGATCAGGCTTACGCGCTTGAGATCGGACAGCAGTATTGCCGGGTCTACGCCTACGGCTCGCTCGTCACCGAGTTTACAACGCCATGGCCGCACACTCATGTCATGGATTTGCAATACGTGCAGTCAGCCGATGTGATGTGGCTGACGCATCCGCTGTGGCCTCCCTATAAGATCACACGCCGTGGAGCGACGAGCTGGACAACCGAACCAGTCATGTTCGTGGATGGCCCCTTCGGTCAGCAAAATCTTGACGAAGCCCGGACGGTTTACGCCACAGGCACAACGCAAGGTATTGAGTTGGTGGCCAACACACCGACGTTCTCTGCAGCCGACCCTGGGCGGATATTCCGCCTCGAGATGGAGAGCTACCGAAACATCAAGCCTTGGGAGCCGCAGGGCCTCTTGGCAGCCCAAGGTGTCAATCCTTTTGGACTTCGATGCCGCTATGACGGGAATGTCTATCGCTGCACCACGAATTTCCCGAACACTGCAGAGAATGGTTGGCGCTTTGGCTCAACCCCTCCCACGCATACCAAAGGTGCGGAACCCGATGGATATGTTGGCCCTGACGCGTCCATAGATGCGGCAGTCGGCGTCGAGTGGACTTATGAGCATTCCGGCTACGGGTTGGCCATCATCACAGGGTTCGTCAACGCGCAGCGTGTGACGGCCAACGCCTTGAACTTCTTCCCTCAGGAAACGGTCGGATCGGCGAACGCAGGCTACCGCTGGAGCTTTGGGGCCTTTTCGCCAAACAACTACCCAGTGGCAGTAACCCTGTTTGAGGAGCGGCTGGTATTCGCCTCGAAGCTGTCGGTCTATGCCTCGAAAACAGGTGACTTTTCATCGTTTGAAGTCGGCGAGAAAGACGATGACGCGCTTGAGTTTCTGCTCGCAGCCAACGAGGCGAACGACATCGTTTGGCTGGCGGATGCGGACGGGTTTCTCGCGATCGGCACCATCGGGGGTGTTCGGGCTCTGTCGGGGTCGGGTGTCGATGAAGCCCTGACGCCCTCCAGCTTCAAGAACCGCTCGTCATCGACGCAGCGTTGCGCTCGCAAACGGCCCCTGAATACAGGGCAGGCGTTTCTCTACGTAGCGAACGGCAATCGCGGCGTCTCCGAGATGACGGCGAACCAGAGCGGGCGGTTCGAAAGCGCCGACGCCACGCAGATTTCCGAGCACATCACCAAGCAAGGCGGCGGCATCGTCAGCGCAGCCTATGCCGAGTATCCCGACCCGATGGGCTGGTTTGCTCTCGGCAGCGGCGAGATGATGGGCTTCACCTATCAGGCAGCGCAAGACGTGCGCGGCTTCCACCGCCAGTCTCTCGGGGGCGACGGCAAGATCCTGGACGTGTGCGTAACGCCAGGGCGTACCGGCATCGACGACGTGTGGATGATCGTGCGCCGTCAAATCGGCGCGCAGACCCGCACCTATATCGAGATGCTGCAGTCTCCCGCAGAGTATGGCGACCCAGCCGACGACTTCTTCGTGGACTGCGGCCTGAGCTACAACGGGGCCGCGGTCCAGACAGTCTCGGGTCTGAGCCACCTCGAGGGGCAGGCCGTCGATGTCCTGGCCGACAACATCAAGCTTTCCGGCCTTAAGGTGCAGGGAGGGCAGGTGGCGTTGCCGCTCGGCAAGGCGGCGAGCAAGATCCATGTCGGGCTGCCGTTCAAGGCCGAAGCTGACACGCTTGAGCTGGATGTCGGCGCCAAGGACGGGTCGCTGGTGGGGCGTCAGAAGCGCGTCAGCGAAGTGATCCTGTCCCTGATGGAAACCGACATCACCGGCTTGCAGATCGCCTCGCTGGTCAAAGGCCGGTGGGAGCAGGTCAAGCTTCCGTCCATCGCAACTGGTGCAGACAAGGCGCCGCGCTTCACCGGCAACGTCAGGGTGCTCATTGATGATAGCTGGGAAGGCCAGGGCCGCATCCAGATCCGTCATAGTGGCCCAACGGCCTGCACGATCCGGTCGATGACGCCCGCCTTCGACGCGACACCATAGGACCGCTCATGTGCTTGATGGCTCTTTCCCTCATCGGGACCGCCGTATCTGCTGCCGGGTCCATTGCACAGGGCAATCAGGCTGCCGCAGCCGCAGAAGCGCAGGCGGCTGCGATCGAGCAGCAGGCCGAAGCCGAACGCCGCGCTTCGGCCTATGAAGCGTTGCAGACCTCGCGCAAGCAGGAACTGCAGCAGTCGGCGGCGCGCGCTTCGATCGGCGCGTCAGGCGTCGGCTTCGCAGGCTCCCCCACCGCTGTCCTCGTCGCCAATGCGGGGCAGGGGCAGCTCGACCTGGAGGCCATTCGCTTCGGCTCGACGCTCAAGCAGAACAACCTCGGCACTCAGGCAGACCTCTCGCGGATGCAGGGGCGTCAGGCCAAGGCAGCCGGGGCGATCGGCGCCGTATCCAGCTTCATCAACGGCGCGACGAACGCCGTTCGCATGAACCAGAACCCCTTCCAGTAAGGCGACCTGATGGCGCGCATCCCTATCCAGCTTGCGTCTCGTGGCCTTGAGACCGGCCCGACCGTGAACTATTCCGGCGTGGCCTCGTCTCCCGTGGGGCAGGCGCTTGAGGGCGTCGGCAATGCTATCGAGGGGACGGCAAGCGCACTCTATGCGCAGCAGGAGCGCTATCGCCAGCAGGTCGAAGAGACCGAGAACTTCGAGGCGACACAGAACTTTAACCAGTTCAAGATCGCCGCCAACGGCGACTTGTCGGAGATCGACACCAAGACGCCTGCGAGCGGGCTCGGCTTCCATGACAACGCCATGGGTGCGTTCGAGAAGCGCAAGAGCGAGTTCCTGACAACCGTTCCCGAGCGCCTTCGGGGACGTTTCACGTCGCTTCTGGACACCGAACAGGCGCAGTTCTCGCAGCAGCAGGCCGAAGTCGAGCTGACGAAGCGCAACGGATGGTACCGCACGGGGCTGGAGAAGGCGCTGGGCCGCGGTCAGGAGCAGGTCTACAACAACCCCGGCAATCTCGATGCCGCCAAGCAGGAAGCCATTCGCGACATCGACGCGTCCGGTCTGCCCGAGGCGGAAAAGGCCGAGTGGCGCGAGAAGGTCGAGCAGGGACTTGCTGTCAGTCTTGCCGCTCGGACGATGGAGGAACGCCCGGACGTTCTCGCGGGTTCTCTCGGCGTTGCCGTTCAGCCTCTTCCTTCCAGCGATGGAACGGTTGTGTTGCCTGCGGACCCCAGCCTGCCCGCTGGCATGCGGAACAACAATCCGGGCAACATCAAGTTCGTCGGCCAGAGCCGCGACCAAGGT